AAGCGCGTCATGCAGGGGATCAAGGGCTTGTTCTCTCCCAAAGTGCCAGAAGGCAGCGTCACCAAGACCAAGGAGTCTGTCACTGTGACACCTGCCAAGAAGCGCGGCGGACGAGTGTGCTGAACCAAGGTGGGGGCTTCGGCCCCCGCTTTTAATTTAAGGAATAAGTCATGGCCGATGCAGTCGCAAGTCAAACGCTCATAGATGGTGAGCGGATGGCAATCATGAAATTCACCAACCTTTCTGACGGTACTGGTGAAAGCAAAGTTTTGAAGGTGGATGTTTCTGCTTTGACATCAAGTGCATCTGGCCGAGCCTGCACTGGCGTAACTATTACAAGGATTCATGCCGCAACGCATGGCTTGGAAGTACAAATTTATTGGGATGCAACCACAGATGTATTTTGCTGGTGTGTGCCACAAAATTCTGAATATACATTTGATTTTGAAAAGTTCGGCGGTTTGACTAACAACGCAGGCGCTGGAAAAACTGGTGATGTATTGTTCAGCACTGCTGATGCTTCTAACGGCGACTTCTACACCATTGTCCTTGAGATGGTTAAATCTTACGGTTAATTATGCCAAGCAAATCACCAGCCCAGCATCGTTTGATGCAAGCCGCCGCCCATACTAAGGGTGGCTTTGGTGGTGTGCCGCAAAAGGTCGGCAAAGAGTTTGTAAAGGCCGACAAAAAAATGAAAGATGGCGGAGTAGTCCAGTCTTTAAAAAAGGCTGGGTTCTATGAAGAGGGCAAGAGCAAGCCGGAGCGTTTAAAGATTGTCAGCCAAGCCACAACCAAACCCGAGAGGTTGGAGATTGTGGAAAAGCTATATTCCAAAAAGATGAAGGATGGTGGCTTGTATGCAAACATTAATGCAAAGCGTGAGCGAATCGCTGAAGGCTCTGGCGAAAAAATGCGCCGAGCTGGCAGCACGGGTGCGCCAACGACTGAAGCCTTCAAGCAGTCAGCCAAAACCGCCAAGCTCAAATCAGGCGGAGTAAGTCTGGCGGTTGGCCGCGGCGAGAAGATGCCGGTTGATCAAGGCGCAGGGCTGACTGCCAAGGGTCGGGCCAAGTACAACCGTGAGACGGGGTCGAATTTGAAGGCTCCGCAGCCCCAAGGGGGCGCTCGTCGGGACTCGTTTTGCGCGAGAATGGAGCCTGTTGCAGAGAAAAGCGATAAGGGGAGTCGCGCCCGTGCGTCCATGAAGCGTTGGAACTGCCCCGGATGGTGAGGTGAACATGGCCTACTCGGGAACCGTCGGTACGACCGTCATCCAAGTCCAGACCCTGATTGATCACGGGGCGCGTCGCTGCGGGAAATTGGCCGAGGAGTTGACCTCCGAGCAGGTTTTGAGTGCCCGCGAGTCGCTGTTTTTTCTGCTTTCGAACCTGATCAACATCGGGATCCAGTACTGGGCCATCGACAAGAAGGTCTACGGCCTGAAGGCCGACCAGTACATCTACAAATTGCCTCTGGGCGGCAACGATGTGCTCCAAGCACTGTACCGCCGCATGAACAGGCCCACCCCGAACAGCACCGGCGGGTACGCATCGAGTGCCGGGGGCATCGTTGGAAACGCCTTTGACTCGAACATTGACACCCTCTGCACCCAAACCAGCGCCAACGGCACCATCACAGTCGATTACGGCACCAACAACCCGGTCTACATCGGCTCAATCGGCGTTCTGCCGGGCGTTTCTGCGAGTATCGACTGCATATTTGAGTACTCCGCCGACGGGATCACTTGGAAAACCCTCTACGACCCGGGTGTGACCGCTTGGGTCAACGATGAATGGCTCTGGTACGACATCGACCCGGGCCAGACCGTGCAGTTCTACCGGATCCGGGCCAGAAACGGCTCGACGCTGTCGCTTCGCGAACTCTACTTTGGGAACAACTCGACCGAGATCACGATGGCGCGTCTGAACCGGGACGACTACACGAACCTGCCAAACAAAAACTTCACCGCCAACCAGCCCTTCCAGTACTGGTTCAACCGCACGATCCCCGAGTCGGAGATCTACCTCTGGCCGGTGCCTTCGGACACCTTCGTGCAGATGACGGTCTGGTACTCGCGCCAGATTATGGATGTCGGCTCTCTCTCCGGCGAACTGGAGATTCCGCAGCGCTGGTTCTTGGCCGTGCAGTCGATGCTGGCTCACCAGATGAGCCTCGAACTGCCGGGTGTTGCGCTGGATCGCATCACCTACCTTGAGGGGCAGGCCGAGAAGTACCTGACCTTGGCCGAGGTCGAGGAGCGCGACAAGTCGCCGATCTACTTCGCGCCGAACATCAGCGTCTACACGAGGTAAGCCATGCCTCGTTTCCTCGACACCGAAGGCTACTCAGACATCGCAATCGCCGTGTGCGACCGGTGCAAGATGAAGCGCCCGCACGCGGTGATGAGGAGCGACCCGAACTTCCCCGGCTTGCAGGTCTGCAACGAGGGCTGTGCCGACGAATTCGACCCCTACCGCCTGCCCGCCCGGAAAACCGAAAGGATAACGATTCGGTTTCCTCGGCCGGATGTCTCGGTGGCCGTCGATCCCAACAATCTGTCCGCTGGGGAGCCTTACGGCGGCGCGGTGCTTTCTACGGAAGGCAACACCGAGACGCCGGAGAACAATGGCAACCTAGACGGACTGGAGATCCAGCCCTGATATGCCGAACTTAACCATCACCCAACTCCCGGCGGCTGGCCCCATCACTGGGACGGAACTCGTCCCCATCGTTCAGAACGGCCAGACCCTTCGCACGACCACGGCGGCCTTGGCTGGCTCGCCGGTGCAGACCCAGACCTTCCTGACGCTCAATCAGGAGCCGACCCTGATCAACAGCCGGGCGCTTTCCGGCGGCACTGGCATCGGTCTGGTGGATGGTGGGGCGCTCTCGACCCTCCAGATCACGCTCAACGGCACTTCCGGGGCTTTGGAAGGGGCTGGTACAGGGATCATCGTAAAAACGGGTTCTGGGGCCGTTTCTGCTCGTTCTGTGGCGGTTTCTGGCACCGGTCTGGCCGTTGCCAACGGCTCCGGGGTCTCAGGAAACCCGACGATCTCGCTGAATGGGCTGATTTCGGCCATCGCGCAGGTCGGCGGCACGGGTCTGCTGGCCTTCCAGAACGGCACCACCGCGGGTGGGGTGCTGATCGCCGGTACTGCGAACCAGATCGCGGTGGCCAACGGCAACGGGCAGGGCGGTAATCCGACCATCTCGATGGTGTCCGACCCGGTCATCCCCGGCGTGGCCGGGATGGTGATCCCCGTGGGCACCGCCGCACAAGAGCCGGTCGGAACTCCGGGCCAGTTCCGCTTCAACAGCACCAACCAGACCTTCGACGGCTACGCTGCGGGCCAGTGGCGGCAGTTTTCGCTCGCCGGTGGCGTGACAACCTTCAGCGCTGGCTCGACTGGCTTTACCCCGTCGTCGCCAACCAGTGGCGCGGTGGTGTTGGGCGGTATCCTGAACCCCGCCTCTGGAGGCACGGGTGTCAACAACGGCTCCTCGACCATCACGCTGGGCGGCAGCATCAGCACCGCGGGGGCATTCACGACCTCTGGCGCGTTCCCGCTCACGCTGACGGCGACGGCCTCGACGAATGTCACCCTGCCCACCACGGGCACGCTGGCCACGCTGGCGGGTGCTGAGACCCTGACCAACAAAACGATCTCGGGTTCGAGCAACACCCTGTCGAACATCGCCAACGCGAGCCTGACGAACTCCTCGGTGACCTACAACGGGGTCACGGTGGCCCTCGGAGCCTCTGGCACGATCACGGCCTCTACGACGGCCGCGTTGACCGTTGGCACCGGCTTGCAACTGGATTCGGGTACGACCTTCAACGGCTCGGTTGCAAGGACGATCAGCATCGACTCGACCGTCGTCACGCTGACCGGCTCGCAGACCCTGACGAACAAGACCCTGACCGCGCCGGTCATTGCCACGATTGTCAACAGCGGCACGCTCACGCTTCCGACCTCGACCGACACCTTGGTCGGACGCGCAACGACCGACACGCTGACGAACAAGACGATCAGCGGCTCGACGAACACCCTAAGTAACATCGGCAACGGGTCTCTGACGAACTCGACG